AATAATTCTAAACTACCCTTTCATCAAGGACAGATGAAACTAATTTGGGTTTTGAAGATTGGAATTCTCAAAATCTTCTAATGACATATCCCTATCTTCCCCTGTACACGCATTGTGCCAATAATAAGAAAAATGATAGCCACTTCCACCACTTCCCCAATGATATCTTCTCATTTTTCGCCACGCATTTTCTTCACTCATTGTCATTGGCTCGTGTAATCTTCCAGAAATATTATCTATGGCTCTATCCATAAATTGATCTGCCCAATCATTATAACAATTCATTGAGCAAAAATTCCCATTTCCATAATAGAAACTACTTCTTCTTCTAGTCTGATTTTTACGATTGCCTTTGGCACCTCGTTTTCTGTCCTTTGTGTCGTAAGTATGGCACTTATGACTTTGGCAATATTTTAATTCTGCCATTTTCTGTCCTTTCTGATAGGGTTGAATATTCTGCGCTAGAACTACCTTTCAACCCTATACTTTCATATTGGTTAAAGTTTTTATAAATTAACAGAATTTAATATAATATCCCTTTACAATAAGTCAATATAGTTTATAAGATTATTTTAAAATAAATAACAATTAAACAAGAAAGAGGACACATGGCTAGAATAAGACTAAACAATGAGTACCGAAACAAAATTGCAAATAGAATAAAAGTACATTTGCAACAAGAGGACACTCAAGAAAAAAGAAAGTACGATAGCATGAAAGCTGAACAAGTGGACATCAACGACATGGCTTGGTCAGTTGCAGAAAAAATAGTAAGACGACACTACACAGAAGAAGATGTAGAGAAAGCTTATTATCTTCAAAATAAATTTGAAAATGTTTCAACGATTGCAAAAGATAGTTGTTTCCATTTTCATTATTTAGGCAACAAGGAAAAAACAAACTACAATGGCGAAACTACTATTGAAGAAAATGTACCAATAGAAAAACATTTTGACTTCAGATTAAATGGCGACATTGATACTGAAAGCAATTATTCTTCTAATAGTGATAGCAATTATGCTTTTGCTTTGTTTCGAGATGAGATTAATGCACAAGAAGATTGTAATGCTGACATCTTAATTGAACAAGCTAACAAAGATGATAACCCACACAAAAGAAAGTTTGTTGAGAACAATCAAAAATATTTGGGATTAAGTGGTGGAAGAAATAACGAAACCAAATATGGTAGAGAGTGGAATGAAAAATATCAGTTGGATTTAATCGGTAGAGATTATTGTAGAGATAGGTCTATTGCTTGTGATAAATCTGAATTTGATTTTTTAATTTCTTGGAAACAACAAAAATCTGCTTTTGTCATGGCTCATACAAAATGGATTGAAAGCATTTTGAAACAGATGAAAGAAATCAAGTTAGGATTAAAGGGTTATAAATGGCTAGATGAGGGAATTGAACTAGCTAACGAACTTGGTTTAGATGTTAAAGACCATGAGATAATTAGAACTAACTCTAGTGGTTTGGTTATCTACAATCCAAAAAATCTAGCTGAAAGAATAAAAGGTATGAAAAATACTGAAAAAACTAGAGAGCAGAAGATAGCAGAACGTGTTGCATATATGCAACAATCTCAAACTAATTCTGATAACTTGAATTAATTTGTTGAAAATCGTTGTGGGATAAATTATATTTATCCCATAACATTAAGTTATAGAAAGCGAGAAAAAATGATAAATAATAAACCTTTTGTTATCACTTACTATTCAGCAAGTGATAAGAAAACAATAACAAGAAATGCGTTATGGACAGATAAATGCAGATATTGGTTTTCCAAATCTGGCAGAATGTTAATGACTTATTTCGATATAGACGCAGACGGATATAGAACTGCGTCAGATAGTTGGAGTATCAAATTATGAAAAATGAAATAAACGAAAAAATGTTTTTCATTGTAGAGCAATACAATGCTTACGACGGCAAAAGATTCTCTATACATGACCGAAAGATGTATGACTTAACAACAGCAGTTAAAAAGCTGTTGGCACTTGATACATTGAACGAGGACAGGGAAAAGACTTCGTATCACTTACAAGAAGTTAATTTTTCAATGGTTGATAAACCATTAAAGTTAACTGAAGAAATGGAAGTGAAGAACGAACAATCAGAAATGCCTTTCTGATTATCTCGCAGTAGGGTTTGTGGTTTAGGTATGAGCCACAAATCCTACAAACTCTTATAGGGTATGCATAAACAACATATGTTGTAATTGCATAGTGTGTACCGATAGAGGTACCACAACATCTTGATTTTTTCGCTTGAAAACTTGGGCGGGCCCACCCTAAACCAGACAAGGGGTCCCAAAGTCATACATATATGTAAGATTTAGACTCTTATAGCCAAGATTTCAAAAATAGGTTATATAAAAAATATTATAAAAAATTTTATGGAAAATTTTTCAGGATTGACTCCAGAAGAAAGAGCACGACTTTTGGATCTAGAAAAGAGTGTAGAATTAGATAAAGCCAGACCCGTAATCAAAAAAGACTTTTTGAGTTTTGTCAAATACGTTTGGCCTGAGTTTATTGAAGGTTCTCACCACAAAAAAATTAATAAAAAATTTAATGATCTCGCTAGCGGGAAAATTAAACGTCTGATCATCAACATGCCGCCAAGACATACAAAGTCGGAGTTTGCCTCATACTTACTCCCGGCATGGATGGTTGGCCTCGATCCCCGGTTAAAGATCATTCAAGCAACACACACGGCTGATCTAGCAATCGACTTCGGCCGTAAGACTAAGAATCTTGTAGACCAAGAAAATTATAAACAACTATTCGACACACGTCTGATGGAGGACTCTCAGGCCGCTGGTAAATGGAAAACGGAACAGGGAGGAGAATACTTCGCTGCCGGTGTTGGTGGAGCAATCACAGGTCGTGGTGCTGATCTTCTAATCATTGACGACCCACACAAAGAACAAGATATTAAAAAAGATAGTAAGTCATTCGACAAAGCATGGAACTGGTATACGTCAGGGCCACGTCAACGTTTGCAACCAGGCGGACGTATCGTGGTTGTAATGACACGTTGGAGTACAAAAGATATTACCGGACAATTACTCAGGGCTCAGGGAGAAGAGAACTCTGACCAATGGGAAGTTGTAGAACTACCAGCACTATTACCGGATGGTAAACCTGTTTGGCCAGAATACTGGACCAAGGAAGAATTACAAAAAACTAAAGCATCTATTCCTGTTAACAACTGGAATGCTCAGTATATGCAACAACCAACAGCTGAAGAAGGTGCGATATTGAAACGTGACTGGTGGATGAACTGGGAACACAAGAACCCGCCTAGTTGTGATTTCATCATACAATCATACGATACAGCTTTTTTGAAAAAAGAATCTGCCGACTTCAGTGCGATAACGACATGGGGAGTTTTTAAAGATGACGATGGTAGACAGAATATAATATTATTGAACGCTTTCAAAGACAGGTACGAGTTCCCTGAATTACGTAAAATAGCTCATGAGGAGTATTTGTACTGGCGTCCTGACATGGTCGTAGTCGAGGCCAAGGCATCAGGGATTCCACTGACGGCAGAATTGAGAGATATGGGTATCCCAGTAATTAACTTTACGCCGAGCCGAGGAAATGATAAACATGCAAGAGTAAACTCTGTATCACCGCTCTTTGAGATGGGGATGGTCTGGGCTCCTATGCACGAACATTTCGCTCAAGAGGTTGTGGAAGAGTGCGCATCATTTCCGTTTGGAGATCACGATGACTATGTCGACTCCACAACACAGGCGATTATGCGTATTAAACAAGGTGGCTTAGTTCGTAATAAAGACTCATATGAGGACGAACCATTGCCAGATAGAAGTAGGTTAGAATACTATGGCTAGGAAACAAACGTTAGATGCAATTATATCATTGTACAAAAAACTTGGAGGTAATACTTCCGAGGTCCTTGGCACAAAAACAAATGTAAATTTTTTAGGTAAAGGTAAGTCTCCAGAGTTGATGTTGGACATGGATATCAACCAAGAGGCTCTTGCCGTATTACCACAATCAAAAGCAGTAGAAGAATTAACAAACTCTGTAGGTTACGCTGTATCAGGTAAACTGAACGACATACAAGCAAACCAGCTTTTAAAAAATATGCAGACAATGGAGAGTGTTTACTTTCCACCAGCAGCGCCAGCAAACATTACGGATCTTGCATCAAGAACAGAAGGACTAACTCCTGGTGGACTTGAAACTTTAAGAAAATATGCAGATGATCTACCTCCTCCAGGTTCTCGTGGAGGTGCAGATGATATTGCATCGCCAGTAGATATACCAGAGGGTGTTGATATTAGAGATACTATATTACCGACAGGTCAAGGTTTAGAATTATTAAAGAATGTAAAAAATAATAATCTAATCATAGACGATGTAGTAGACACAATCTATATGAACATAGGTGTTTCAAAAGCTGCTCAGCCAGCTGCAAGAGGAAATGCTAGAGAATTTTTAAACAGAATAAAAGATCTAGAAGATCCAAGTTTCCCGAGTGGTCCAACTTTATCATCAGTTATGGAAGCAGATGATTTTAAATTTATGACTGAAGGCGGTGGCGGAGGAATGGGAGACCCTATGTTATTGGTACAAAAATATTTTGGACCAAAGGTTGCATCAGCTGTTGCACAATTAGATAATGCAGATGACATACAAAAATTTGCAGAAAAATTAGTTGGAGTTAGAGATGCAAAAGGTAACACAATAACTAGTAGATCATTCGATCCTGATACAGTTGACCCAGAAGATTTTGAATTTGCAGATGGCGGTAGAGTTCCTGCAGCTGATTCACAACTTGTAAAAGAGTCTGATGAAGTTTTAGGATATCGTGGTGATGCTGCGTATAGAAGTGGTAGTGAACAAGCCTCAAGCATTGGACAAGGAAATGTTGGAACTAAATCTGATTTTGGAGAGGGTCCTCCTCAAGGAGGAGGTGGTGGAGGAAACAATAATCAAAATACGTACGTGCCTCCTGTAACACCTTTTGTAGAAAAAGATGATGTTGTAAATAAGGTTCCTGTTAAAATAGGGTTAGAAGGAATTATGTCAGACAATGCAAAATTAAAAGCGTTTCTTGATTTACAGGATTCTTTAAAAGAACAAGAGCTAGCTGGTCAAGTAGACTTTACAGGTAACATAGGTGGATTAGATATAGGTGCTAGTGCAACTTTAGGAGGAGACAAAAGTTTAAATCTTGGATATCAAACAAAAGGTGGAACTAATCTTGGTTTTACTACTGACCTTGATAATAACGCTATGTTTACACTCAATAGATCTTTTGCAGATGGCGGACGTGTTCCATTCTTTGCAGGTATGTTAGTTCGTGGTGGTAGAATGGGTTATCAAGCTCTACGTAAATACGGTATTGAAGGTAAGGATATTTCAAGACTATATGCAAGTTTAGGTACAGATAAAAGTTTAGTTGGAAAAGAAAAAACAGAATACTTTAGAATGTTAAATAAAGTTTTAAAAAATCCTGATGACTATCCAGATGAGATTATGGACATACAAAAACAACTCGGCCTAGACGTAGGACTTGGATTTAGAAATGGTGGTCTTGCCGGCATCCTGGAGGTGTAATGGCCATAGACTTATTAAAAACATTTTTCAATGAAAGAAGTGGAAAAACAGAATTTATAAGACCATTTGAATTTAAAAACAAAACAGTAGAAAAAGATTTTTTAAACTTAATGGATGAAGCCATTGAGTTTTCTGGTGCTTCTGGAAAAATGCCAGAAAGATTGAAGGTAAATAATATTGCTAAAAAATACGGAATAGGTTTAAGTACATTAGAATCTTTTTTATCACAACTAAGAGCACAGGGTGTAGTTGCTGAAAGAGGAGCATCTATTCCTATTGAAGTTGTAAGATTATTTTATCCAGAGATTTTAGACAAGAAGGGAAATGTTTCAAAAGAAAAATGGTTGGACATTCCATATGCAGAAAGAAGATTAATTACAGGTAAAGCTATTGTTGATAATGTAAACAAAGCATTGCAGAAAGGTGGATTGTTAGACGTTAGAAAAACACAGGCAAATGAAATAAAAAATTTTTTAGATAAGTTTATAGAGTTTGAAAAGAAAGGACTAGGGTCAAGATTGTTTTTAGGAAACAGTCCTTTTCGTTGGGTAAAGACCGATATAGCTGGTGGATCAAATGCTGTAGAAGAATTATATAGAGAAATTGCAAAAGCAAGAACCTTTAAACGTAACTTAAAAGATTCAAGTTCTTTTCAGTTTATTAAAGAGTTTAATGATCCTAAATATAAAAAAGCAATTCAAACAATTTTAAACAAATACCTAGAACCTACTTTATCTTCTAAGGCAACAAGTGGAGACTACAGAGTAAAAAACAAACCTGCTCTAAGAGCAAAACTAATAAACGATATTTTTAAAAAAGATCTTAAAGATATTTTAAAAAGCAAAGAATTTAGTAAAGTTAAAGATATTGAAGAAGCACTTGCGTTAGTTAGAAAAAAATTTAGTGATCCATTAATCTATCCTAATTTAAGTTCAGGAAAAGGTTCAGAGCTTTTTAACGTTTCATTTGACCCAATTAAATACGGACAATCTACAACGGGATTTTTAAAAAAAGATAAACCCTATAATATTATATCAAACGCGTTTTTAAAAACACCTAGTGGTAAATTAGCAATTAAAGAATTAGGTGAGTATGCAGATAATCAAAGAGCCATAGGTAGAATAAATGTTTTTGATCCAAATGCTAGAGCTTTGATTGATGAAAAATATGCAAACTACAGAAATGCAATAACTAATCCAAGGCTTTCTGTATTTTTTAAACCATTAAGAGAAATGGGAATTATATCTGAAAAAACTTCGGATGAATTAAGAAGAACAGGTGAGGCGCCCAAAAGGTTTCAAACTGGAAATGTTTTTGACAGAATAACAGATTTTAATAGTATATCTAAAGTTGTTCCTTCAAGTTCTGCTGCCTTTTTTAGCAATGAAGTTGCAAAAGCAAAACAAGAGATATATCAAAAAAAATATCAAGCTGCTGTTGCTAAGATAGCTGATCTCCCTAAAAAATTTCAAAAAAACCCTAGAGCTTATCAAAACGCCGTTGTAAATTTAAATAAAGTTTTAAGTGCACAACTGGGTGGTTTAGAATTAGCAGGTGAACATAGACTAGGTATAAGTCTTTTAGATAAAAAATTTAATCCTAACTATGTTGCAAGAATAGTTTTAGGATCTAATGCATTTAACAACATGAAGAATCAATTTATTGAATCTCAGGTTGCATCAACATTTAATAATCCAAGAATCTCACCACAGGCTAGAGCAGATGTATACAATAATGCAGCTAACAGGTTTGTAAAAGAATTTGAACTACCTACAAGTATTTCTAGAACTCTTCCAAAGTTTGATGTTAAAAAAGGTAGATTGATTGAAACTCAACTAGAAAGAAATGTTGGAAGACTTGGAATAGATGGGTTAGGAAATTTAAAAGCTACAGTTAAGAATGCTTTAATAGAACAAGCACTTGTAGATAGAAAATTTCCAGGTGTAAGAGAAGGTAAAGCTGCTGATTTTATCTTACAAAGTAAAAGAGCTGGAATTAAAAACGCTCCGTTAGTATCTAAAATTTTAAATACAATTGATAAGGAAGGACCTGGTTCTGCAAAAATAGATAAGTTAGTAAACAATCTAGTTGAAGGAGAATTTGAAAAAACTGTTAATGCAGAATCTATGAAACAGTTTGGTAGAAGATTTTGTAAAGATGGTTGTTTAGCAGTAACTGTAGACCAAGATCCTGTAATAGCTAGAAAAGGTTTACAACAAACTATAGGAAAGTTTGCAACAGGTCTTAAAACTTTTGCAACATCACCAGGAGTAAAAAGATTTACACTGGCTGGTGCCGCTGGTGCAGGTGTGCAAGCAATCGTAAAAGAATTTAGAAATGATGATCCAACAAGTTATTTATCAAACGAAGATCAACAAAAGAATATGTTGGTATCTATGGCAATGGATCCAATAGCACCAGATTTTGAAAGACCGGATATTTTAGATTTTCAGTTACCAGCAGTGGGTGCATCTATTGCAGGTGCAACAGCTATAAGTGCACCATCAACAATCAAAGCTAGTAGATCAAGAGGTCTAGGTGTTGAACAAAAAGGTATGATGAGAACTGCAGGAAGAGTTTTAGGAAGAGGACTTGGAGTTGCAGCATCACCTGGTTTACTTGCACCATTAGCTGCTATGGATATTACAAGTCAGATAGCAGAAGGAGATTCTGCTGCAGATATCGCAACAGATCCATTAAATTATTTATATCCTGCATTTGCAGATCAAACACCAAAACTAACTAGAGGACTACCATCAGCAGTTAGAGGCATTGCTTCATTAGGCATGAGCCCCGGTGCCTTAAGAGTATTATCAAGAGCTGGTATACTTGGATTCGGTGCTTCTCTGGGTTTACAAGGAATGAAGCTATTACAAGATGACTAAAAAACTAACAACCACAATACCACCACTTAGAGGACCTCATCCACAAGGGTTGAATGTTCCTGGAAAAAAGATTATAGTGGTGTCGAACTCGGAGAAAAATAATGTCAGAAATAGACAAGTCTCTACCAAACGTAGAGCAGGAAATAAAGTTACCTAGTGAAGAAGAGCTTGTAGAAGCTTCTCAAGAAAACGTTGAAGAACAAGTTGGACCAGAAGATATTCAAGTTGAACAAGATGAAGATGGTGGTGCTACAATTACTTTTGATCCAGAAGCTGTAAACCAGCCAGGTACAAACGAACATTTTGATAATTTAGCAGACCTATTACCTGATGATGTTTTGGGTAGATTAGGGTCTGATCTGTATGAAAACTACATGCAGTACAAAGCGTCTAGAAAAGATTGGGAAGACGGATACACAAAAGGTCTAGACTTATTAGGATTTAAATACGAGACAAGATCTCAACCCTTCACAAATGCAAGTGGTGCAACACACCCTGTATTAGCTGAAGCGGTAACACAGTTTCAAGCACACGCTTACAAAGAATTACTTCCAGCGACTGGTCCCGTGCATACTCAAATTATGGGTGTGGTTACAAAACAAAAAGAAGAACAGTCGACAAGAGTAAAAAATTTCATGAACTATCAACTCATGAATGTGATGAAAGAGTATGAACCCGAGTTCGATCAGTTACTTTTTTATCTCCCTCTTAGCGGCTCTGCCTTTAAGAAAGTTTATTACGATGAACTTTTAGACAGAGCCGTGTCTAAATTTGTTCCGGCAGATGATCTGATAGTTCCATACACTGCAACTTCTTTAGAAGATGCAGAATCAATTGTTCACGTTTTAAAAATATCTGAAAACGATTTAAGAAAAAAACAAGTAGCAGGTTTTTATAGAGACGTAGAAATTACACCAGGCTACTCACAAGAAACAGAAGTAGAGAAAAAAGAAAGAGAGCTAGAAGGTGTTAGAAAAACTAGAGATGAACAAATGTTTACAATTCTAGAGTTTCACACAAATATAGATCTTGAAGGTTTCGAAGATAAAGATCAAGAACAGAATCCGACAGGAATAAAACTTCCTTACATTGTAACGATCGATACATCGTCAAGAGAAGTTTTATCTATCAGAAGAAATTATAAAGCTGAAGATCCGTTAAAAAATAAAATTGAATATTTTACTCATTTTAAATTTTTACCTGGACTTGGTTTTTATGGTTTCGGCTTAATCCACATGATTGGTGGATTATCAAGAACTGCAACGAATGCACTCAGACAATTATTGGATGCTGGTACGTTTTCAAATATGCCAGCTGGATTTAAACAAAGAGGTATTCGTGTCAGAGATGAAGCGCAATCGATACAACCTGGAGAGTTTAGAGATGTAGATGCACCCGGAGGAAACATTAGAGATGCATTTATGCCTTTACCTTTCAAAGAACCATCAGCAACATTATTACAGTTAATGGGAATTGTGGTTCAAGCAGGTCAACGATTTGCCGCCATAGCTGACATGCAGGTCGGTGACGGCAACCAACAGGCAGCTGTTGGAACGACCATTGCCCTCTTAGAGCGTGGCTCCAGGGTCATGTCAGCCATACATAAAAGATTGTATGTGGCGTTGAAACAAGAGTTTGTTTTATTAGCAGACGTATTCAAAACTTATTTACCACCAGAATATCCTTACGATGTTGTAGGTGGACAAAGAAATATTAAGGTTGCAGACTTTGATGAGAAGGTAGATATCCTACCTGTTGCAGATCCAAACATATTTTCACAATCACAAAGAATTACTTTAGCTCAAACAGAGCTACAACTTGCAATGTCAAATCCACAAATGCACAACATGTATGAAGCGTACAGAGATATGTACAATGCAATTGGTGTTAAAGATATAAATAGAATCTTACCACCACCTCAACAACCTATGCCAATGGATCCTGCTGCAGAAAATATTTTAGCGATGAGTGGAAAACCTTTCCAAGCATTCAAAGGTCAGGACCACAGAGCACATATTACT